AAAACTGGAGTGCCCCCTCCAGACGCTAAGAATAAATTGCTAATTTCATTATATAAAGTTCCGCCGCTATCTCCTGNGCCTCCTTCAGTGGAGGATAGACCTATACTTCCTTCGATGACTGGACCATTCGTAATCTCGAAGGTTTGCCGTGTTTTTACGCCGCCTCTAAAAGTGCCTTGTGCGGTATTGAACTCCCCTTCCAGTAGAAATAAGCTACTCGCAACTTGTCCATTGAAATCAGCTGCGTCTAATGACAACGCTTCGGAAAATAAATCCAAAGTTCCGTCTGCTAGTTGTTTAGTTATTGTGTATGACAGGCGAGTATTACTACGTTGATTGATTACTTGAATACTACGGTCATTTTTATTAATTACAACCGGGAAGACGGGGGGAGTAGGTGATGGGTAGGTTAGTAGTCCTGTGGCTTTAGATGCGGTAGGACCCTTCATACTTACGCCAATAAGTTCCAAAAGTCTTTTGAGATTATCTTCATTCTTTACAGTATCGATATACATTTCATTGGCTGTCATATCAGCACGTAAAGCAAGCACCGAAGACATATAAGCAAACATCTCAACCAACATCTGACCAAGGTCCGAGGCTGCAAAGTTATTATAATCTAGAGGGTATACTGATTTCAGGTAATTTTGTAACGCTGTGCGGTACTGGTCAAACCCATTGATATTGTAGTCAATAAGGTTGGACTTTCGGTCGTCGGGGACCTGTCCTAATTTTAAAAAGTCGGACTCAATGGTTCCATCGAAGCCTGAGATGTTGTACAGACCTTGGAAATAACGGGAATAGTCGGTGTTAGTTGGCATAATTATACGAGAACCTCTACCAGTTCTCCGCTTAACAAATCATCTTTCGATGTTATGTAAAGTTCTACTTTTAAAGTATGATTTTCGAAATTAGGAGTTAAAGCTACACGTTTCACAATAACTCGCGGCTCGTATTTGGCAATAGTGTCCAGAATCTGTGTCCTTAAACCGTCAATCATATCATCGGTAAATTGCTCAAATACCGAAGCTCTTAGGTCAGTACCAAAGTCTGGTCTCATAACTCGTGCTCCTCTTCCGGTCATAATTAACTGTACGACACAATCTCGTAAAGACCGTAGATTTTGATTCTGTGCAAAGTAACCTCCTACACCTTCATTCATCATAGGAAATGCTACGCCTAAGATAGTCTTCTTAGCGTTGGTTTTTACATAAGTTAAATCGAAGTTAGGCATGTTTAAGGGCTAGGGAGTAGGATATTGTGGAAGAATCCTTTTTGGCTATCGTAATTGACTTTAGCTTCAGTAGTAGTTAGAGGTCGAGCGTAAATCTTAAAACTTCCAAGGAAGCCGTCGAGCCCGCTGCGGGGAATTATTCTTCTGGAGCCTGCAGTTCCATTTTTTCCGCCGGATAGAGGAGGGTTGTGTTGACCTACAATATAATCACCCATAGTTCCGCAGTCGATTGACGACACCGCGCCTCCCTTTTGGGTTTGCTGATGAAAGTTGTTGGTGTTGCTTCCTAGGAATCCTTGAGGTCTAAAGGTGGCGCCTGGAATTTTGGGTATATTGTCGGTATATCCACCACCTATAATCCATGGGGTGAATACTGGAAACGCAACTCGCTCCGGGGTACACCTTTCATCATAAATAGTATTCCCTAAAAAGCTCTCGACAGTTGGGTCATTAAAGAAAATGGTATCTGTTTGGTTTTCTAAGTCCATCTTGACCGCCGTAGGTAGTACGGTGTCGTGGGGGGAACCGCCGAACACATCGGTTAGCGAAGAGGTAGTAAGTAATTCCCCGTCAAAATGGAAGTTAACTATATCTTCCGCGTAATCAAAGGAGACGCTTACATGATGATACCCAGAACTAACATCTTGAATCCCGTAACCGCTTGTGGTTAACACCGAACTTGGAATAAACATTCCAACCTGTGATGTTTCGTTTGGTAGGGGGGTAACTCCCGCGGAGGGGTCCCACCTTTCCGCCAGGCACACGCTGTGTCCCCAAGAAGTAGTTGGTGTGGTAGCGTATGATTGGTTTTGTCCTACAGTCGGCGCAATACAAAACTCGAGCCCACTTGAATAAAAAGCGTAAACTCCGCTTGTAGTAGTGCCAGGGGAGCCTTGGTCTCTCCAACCCATTATCATACCTATAGTTCGGTCGAAATTCGTACCCCCAGCGGTTATACCGTTTGATTGTGTGGTATTGGATTGAGTGTTAGCTGCTACATAATTTGACGCTACTGGACCACTGTTCTCACTAGCCAATACAAGCCTATACCTATGGTTATCGTCCATATCCTCCCAAATTCGAGGCACATAAGCCCAGAAATCTAACGTCACCCCTTCTCGGCTGTAAAAAAGATTGTCTAAAGGTCTAACCCCCCTAAATGGGATGTTTGGGGATAGGGAGGCGTAGTCCTTCGTAGAGTTGGGCATTCTAGCATAAGAGCCTAGCGTGTTTGCCCACGTTTGGTTTTGCGCGGCACGTTCATCAAAAATTGTCCCTCCGAAATAGGCTTGTCCTACTCCTGATGGAAAGACAAATGATTTGTCATAACCTACTAATTTTGCATCGAGGCGGTTGGAACCTTCGGCTGCGTTATTTAAAGCGTACAAAGTTCCCGATGGTTGCGTGACTGCGTCCGGGTCTAAGAAATTATAGCATACCAATAAATCATCAGACACAATATCATCGGTCAGAGATTTGTATAACGGGGTTGTTGCGCTTAGACTTCCAGACGTTTCTCTGTGTGTCCAATCCCCTAGACCGATTGGGTCTACTGCTAAAGACTCAACAGAACCAACAGGTTGGTCAGTAGGTGCTACTACATACCTTGCTTGATACGGAGCAATAATACTATCCAAATCTTCAGAAAATAAAGTTATATTTTTTTGTGTCCTGAGGGGAATGTCACTTTGTTTGAGATACGAGAAATCATTAATAGGAATTCTAGGAATTTCTTTCCATGAACCTACTTTAGCTAAAATATTATCTATGTTTGGTAAGTCCGTTACCTGTTTCGCTTTAGTGTTGTAAGCCACAGTCTGCCCTCCTTCTAAGGTATAGAAGGTTACGCTTTTTATCTCAGCGGGTAATTCCTTGTACTGTAGCATATACTCAAAAGCTTTACCTGTAGGGGGTTCATATTGAAAAAATATTCCTTCCCCTAAAGGGTGTTGTCTCTGCGTTACCAAGAAGCTCTCTCTCCCATAAACAGCTGCAATTGTTAGCTGTCTCTTTCGCTTGGTTATTTTTCCATCGTACACAGAGGCTACAGCGCCCAGTTGTGCTGTGTATGTTTGGACAATGGCGTCAGTTGCACCATACCCGTTTGCTAAAATCTCACTAATGTACCCAGAAACCTCACTCATATGAGACATTTTATCGTCTTCAAACTGCTGGAGAACATCATCATACTTAAAAAACTCTTTAACCCTAGGGTTTTCCTTTTCATAGACTTTATTTAAATCGAAAATGGTACCCACAGTACTGTTTCCATCCTCGTCGGTAAAAGATAAGCCTCGACCTCCACGGTTAGAGGCGTATTGAAGATTCCACATATCCGACGAAACAGGATAAGGGGTAATGCGGGGTACTTGGTCGGTTCGGGAATTGTAATAAAGACCATCTCTTGATAATACGAACCTTTCCTCCGTCGATATAGGGGGACCAAAGTCTAAATCGAAGACCGGGTCCAGGTCTCCTAAAGTCCCTGATGCTTGTGCTCTTAACGAGTTTAAGATTCTTTGGTTATCCACAAAAGGAGCTATGATTTGCTTTTGAATGAACTGTTTATTATTGTCGATTGCGGTAGCTAGTTTCTCCTGCGAGGAGGGAGGAAGTCCTTCTAAGTCCAAAGCAGATAGGTTAAGAACTGGGTTTGAGAGTTCTCCTGCGGCTCTTTGCTCCAGGATAAGCGCAATAACAGCTATAGTATCATCGAGCTGTTTAACTGCTACTTCTAGCTCAGAAACAGTTATCTCTAGTGCCGAGATTTTAGCTGTGGTTATAGGACTTGTGGGGGCTTCGGTGGTAGAAAAGTACGAATTCACCTCAGCGGACATATCTGCCACATCTTGAGATGAGGTTTCTGGTGGAACCGTACCTGGAACATACACAGGTTGTTGGGTCGGATTAAACTCCTCGTTATTAAGTAAAGACGCTCCAGTAGAAACCGACTTAGCGGGGGCACTTAAAGACTCTCGGCGGGAGGCAGCTAATGGACCTCCTCCGTTGGCAACCTGAATTCTGCCAGAAACGGGACTACGCAATGTTGACGTTCCCGACAACTTGGATATCTTACTATTCGCCGTTGCTAAGGATACTTGTTTAGCTTCCTTATCTACAAGCAAGGAATTACTTAACCCCGTTAAAGCCTGTGAAGGCATTAAGTTGAGAGATTTTTCTGTGAATAAAGTCATTCGTCTATTGTATTTAGGTTATTGTCCCATTTAGCCAAAATGCTGGCATTTGTCTGTACGCAAGTGCGCCCGTTGCGGTAGGTATCAAGGATGCAATCTGATAAACTCTAGCGACGAGCCACTGTCCTTTATCTATTTGTATAGGACCCATATCCTGTAAAAGTCCGTTTATTTCTAAGTCGGATACCGCACCGCCAGCGAACCTAACATATTTTCTAATATACCTGGTGGCAGGGGGGTTTCCTTCAGTGTGTAACATAATTGAGTACATGAACCGAGATGTGCCCGTTCCACCCCACGGGTAGGCTCCTCTGAAATCTAAGTTTTCTAAGGAGAAGCTGTTGAAGGAGGATGTATTAAATGGAGGCTCCTCTAACGTTGGAGACTCGTTCCTAAAATCCAGTAGGGTGACATCCTGATAGTCCACTTTCTCGTCTAGGACTCCCCCCTTCTCCGCTAAATCATTGAGGCTTGCGCGATGATAATATTGAGAGGAAGGAGTAAACTCTTCCATCTCAATGCGAATCTTAGCAATGGGTTGGGTTGAGTTATACCAGTTGTCAACCCATTGACGGAATCGTGCCAGGTCCCAAGTAAAGTTGCCCTGGTTTTTAGTTTGTAATGTTCCAGATAGGTCAGCGTCTAGCAGTCTTATCTTTAAATCTTCCCACGGTTGCAATACAAACTTGTCATCATAATGTATGTCGTTAACTTTTTCAAGACCAGCGCTCGGACTCCACTGATTCAGCTCCCACTCAACATCATTGGATGCGGAAAACGCAAAGAAATTTTGAGTTAAATTGTTAAGAGGTTGTGTGGCAATATAAGGTTGTATTTTTACATCAGCAAAAAACGCCCAGTAAGTAGTCGGTCCAGCTTGAATACCACTAGGATTTAAATCACTATAAGTCCACAGAGGCTCAATACTTATCTTGTTGATAATTTTCGCGGTGGGGGGAAACGACCCATTAGTCTGGGGGTCTCTATTCCTATACACCATTTGGCTACCGGAGACCGTATCTAACTCGTACGTCTGTCCGAAGTAGGGGCTTAAACCATTTGCGTACCTGTTAGGGACCTCCCTGGTGTTCCCCCAAAAACAAAGAGAGCTTCCATATATTTCTTTTTCTACGACTGTAATCATTATTGTGGTGTTCCTGTAGTGCCGCCATCAGGGTCGGAATGTACGTGGTTTGTAGGTAGACTGAAGCCTCCGATAGAGATTGTTTCTGTAGTCATTGCGGCAGCAGCTGTAACTGCAGTAGCAGTAACTATTCCTGTGGTGACA